GGCGTTCTAACTCAAGACTTTGACGGCAATCAAATTGAGACAATTCTGCGCCAAGTCTTATTTGCACAATGGCAACAGGTTCCGGCGGCTCTAACGTGGGCAACTTATGATCCGACCGTTACATGGGCGACGGCTGGAAATACAGGACTTGGCGAAATAGATACTCCGGGAAATTACGAACTAGCGCAACGATCTTCCAGTCGTACCGACGTTTATTCTCTAGTCGCCGCACTTGCTACTAGCGGCTTAGGTTATATCTACGAAAATTCTTCCGGACAAATTTCCTACGCGGACTCAACACATCGCACGACTTACCTAGCAACTTACGGTTACACGGATCTCGACGCTAATCAAGCACTCGGTCAAGGAATCAAAATTCAAACACGCGCCGGCGATATACGAAACGACCTAACAATAAAATACGGAACGGCTTCTACTAGCGAAGTCAGCAATAGGGACGAAACGTCAATCGGGCTATACGGTGATCTTGCGCAGATTATTACAACAACAATTAAGCATTCGGCAGACGCGACGGCTCAAGCCGCGTTCTATCTATCTCTACGCGCTTATCCTCAACCTATCTTTGAATCTATAACCTTCGCTCTTACAAATCCCGAACTCGATAATTCAGATCGTAACGCTCTCATCGGTGCATTCATGGGACAACCGATTAACCTTACAAATCTTCCGGCAAATATGTCCTCGGGAAACTTTCAAGGCTTTATAGAAGGCTGGAGATTCTCAGCCTCTTACAATGAACTTGCTATAACTCTTCTACTCTCACCGCTTGCGTTTTCGCTTCAAGCGATGAAATGGAATGACGTTCCAATCGTAGAAACATGGTCGAGCGTGTCGCCGACTCTAGACTGGCAAAATGCGACAATCGTCGCATAGAAAAGGAGATAGATAAATGGCTAATCCAACAACTAACTTCGGATGGGTCATGCCAACGGCAACCGACCTCGTTACCGATCTTCCGGCAGATTTCGCCGTATTCGGTCAAGGAGTCGATACAACAATGGCAGGACTCAAAGGCGGAACTACTGCTCAAGTCTTATCTAAGACTTCGGCGACGGACATGGCGTTCACTTGGGTCACGCCTCAAGTGGGAGATATTACGGACGTCGCAGTCACTTCGCCGATTACTGGTGGAGGATCTTCTGGAGCCGTAACGATAGGAATTCAAGACGCTTCGACAACCGTAAAAGGTGCGACACAACTTACCGATTCAACTTCTAGCACCTCGACAACTACGGCGGCAACTCCCAACGCGGTCAAAACTGCTTACGATCTTGCCAACGGTGCAATCGCTAAAACAACGGTCACAACTGCCGGAGATATTATTTACCGTAATGCAACCGTTCCGGCTCGTCTGGCAATCGGTACGGCTGGACAGGTTCTTCAGGTTAATTCCGGTGCAACTGCTCCAGAATGGGCAACCGTTGCGAGCGGCGGAATGACACTAATCAGCACTACAACATTAAGCGGTGCTTCAACTTCCGTATCGGTCGCTGCTAACTCCTACGTTCAATTATTTATCTCAATTAGCGGAGTCAATCTTTCGACTACTGCTTCCTACAACTGCCGATTTAATTCAGATTCTTCATCACAAAATGTAATTTATCTTATTCAATGGAACGAAATTGCCACAACTAGCGGACAACTAAACGCCGACTCTACTGCTCTTCCAATGAGTTATCCAAGTTTCGCAAGTGGCTCCAATAATAATTCGGGATATATTCAAATCTTTAATCCAAACGTTGTTACAAGAAAAACAGGAATAGCAGGAGTCACCGGTTTAGGTACTTCCGCACAATTAGTACAAGGTACTCAATTTTCATATAACGGAACCGCCGTTATTAGCAATCTAACATTTAACACAACGTCGGGAACATTCTCAGGCGGAACCGTCCAACTTTACGGAGTAAAATAATGGCTAAAGAAATGATAAGAATCCACGACGCGCAAACTGGCGAAGTTTTAGATCGTGAAATGACATCGGCGGAACTCGAGCAACTTGCAAAAGACAGAGCCGAATTCAATGCAACGACCGAAAAAGTGGAAGCGGCACAATCGGCTAAAGTTTCCGCACTTGCTAAACTCGGTGCGCTCGGACTTACGCCGGAGGAACTCAATGCAATTTCCTAACGGAACTCTTCACCGCGTTATCGAAATTGCACTCGGCGAAGTCGGAACCGTTGAAGAAGGCGATAACCTCACGAAGTACGGAAAAGCATTCAAAGCGGACGGATTGCCGTGGTGCGGATCATTCTGCAATTGGGTCTATCGCGAAGCCGGAGTCAAGATTCCTCCGGTTATCTCAACGGCGGCAGGTGCGCATTCTTTCAAGGATCTCGGCAAGTGGCACGAAACGCCTCAAGTCGGAGATCTTGCATTCATGGACTTTCCGCACGATGGCGTAGATCGTATATCTCACGTCGGAATTGTTATTGCAGTCGCTAAAGATTCGATTACGACAATCGAGGGAAACACCTCAGGGACAGGTGATCAGCGTAACGGCGGAATGGTAATGACAAAAGTTCGCGCACTTGGAAAAGGATCTCCGGTAGTCGGTTTCGGTCGAACTCGATTCGTATCATTCGATTCGCCGTTGCCAGTTATCGAAGAAGTCAAAGAACCTCAAAAGAAGAAATGGATTAAGGAGAAGAAATGACAGAACTAAAAGCACTCGGAGCCTCATGGCTTCGCAGTTTCCTAGCGGCGGCGGTTGCTCTTATCTCTATGGGCGAAACAGATCCGAAAGCAATTCTTACGGCAGGAATGGCGGCAGTTCTTCCGGTTATTCTTCGCTATCTTAATCCTGCAGACCGACAATTCGGAGTTAAGGGCTAATGACTCCGGCAGAGTGGACGGCGGTCGCTGGTTGCGTTATTGCAATCATCTCCGCCGTCTATTCGGCTATGCGTTTCATGGTCAGATCTATCCTTCGCGAGTTTCAACCTAACGGCGGAAATAGCCTCAAGGATCAGGTAAATCGAATTGAAGCACGTCTGGATCTACTTATGGCGGAGATTCTCAAGAAATAGACACGCCGAAAGTTAGGCGTAAGGCTTGAAAATGTCGGCTCTCGATGAGACTCTTTATTCGGGAGCAACGACAAGGCTCCCACGGGAGCAAAAAATGATTCAAGAAATGCAGTACTGGTTAAGCTTTATCGTTCTTGCGGTTATCGGTATCTCATGGGGCTATTCGAAAGGTTGGAGAGACGGGCATTCCGAGGGCTACGTTCGCGGACGTGCAATCTCTCAGGCACTCAAGGAGATTAATAAATGAGTAATTTCCTAGAAGGATACGAGGACGTAAATGCTCGAATTACAAGAATCCACGCCGAATTCCCATCGTGTCGTATTATTACGCATATTGAAGATATCGACGTCTCTAAAGGTTTCGTACTCGTCAAAGCCGAATTCTTCAAGGAGTTCGAAGATCACGTCCCATCGTTCACGGACTACGCGTTCGAAATGCGGTCAGATCGAGGAGTTAATCTGCACTTCTGGGTCGAAAATGGAATCACAAGCGCAATCGGCAGAGTTATAGGGCTGGCTTCTCCTTCAAAAGATCCAAAAATCTCTGCACGTCCGACACGCCAAGACATGGAAAAGGTTGAACGTCTCTCTACTTCGGACGTTTCCGAACTAAAGAAAAGCGACGCTTGGACTTCGATTCCTTCTTGGGATACAAAAGAAGCCGCCGAGTCTGCCGGAATGCCTACACTAGGAACCGCCATCGACACGATCAAAGACTCACTCGGTGGAGCAATCATCGCAGATCCGACTCAATGCAAGCACGGAGAGCGTACGTTCCGATCCGGAATATCTAAGAAAACCGATAAGCCTTACGGAGGATGGTATTGCCCTAACGGAATTGTTTCGCACCAGTGCGAGGTCGTCTGGGGCATTCTAGACGCCGACGGTAAATGGCAGGTCAAGAAATGAGCGAATTCGTAGAGATAATAAATCCGCGTACCAAAATGGCTAAATTACTTCTCGATGGGAAAGTTACTGCCGAGTATTTAATCGAACAATGTGATTCGTGTCTATTGTTACTTAGATTCGATTCTGCCGGCTATCAAGTTGCCAATCTGGAAAAAGTTCTCTGGTTGTGTATAAATTGCCGTCCTTCGAACTAAAGTATTCGGTCGAATTTGCCGATGAAATGTATATACATCAAGCGGCAACGGAGAAAATCTTGCAAGGCTCCGGAATTATGGGAACTCAGCCGAGGTATAACTTGGCTCTAAACACGCACGAACAAGTCTCAGAGTTAGCCGAATCTATAACGGCGGAACTCATAGTGGCACGTTATTTCGGGCTAGATTATGACGCGAGACAAAATAACGGCAAGCACCATGCAGACGTAGGTCAAGGCTTAGAGATTAAGTGGACAAAATATGAATCCGGACACTTGATTATCTATCCGAACGATCGCGATACCGACGTCGCCGTTATGGTTGTTGGAAAAAGCCCTACTTACAGAATTGCCGGCTGGATCCCAGTTCAATTCGCTAAACGGGCTAAATATAAACATCGCTCGCAAGATTCGTGGTGGATAGAGCAGCATAATCTCTTTCCGATTGAAGATCTCGTAAGGAGTGAGCATGGACGTAGTCTTATCTAATTGCAGACTATGCAAGAAGATCACTAAGCAACGCGAGCGCATAGTTACCGACACTCTGCCGCCTAATGTCAAGGTCTTAGAGTGCAACGTGTGCGGTGTTATGGGAGTCGTGCTTCTCGAGGATCTCGAATGATTCAGGATCCGTTATTTACGATAAGCCAGTCGGAAATGTCGTCTAACGATCATTACACGCCTAAGTGGATATTCGATCTCTTAGACGTCGAGTTCTCTATAGACGTCGCTGCACCTCCGAACGGCGTTCCTTGGATACCGGCTAGGCGTTACTTCACGCAATCAGACGACGGACTCTCTCAACCTTGGCAGGGGCTTATCTGGTGTAATCCGCCATTCTCGGACATTCTGCCGTGGGTCAGACGTCTCAACGAACACCGTAACGGAATCGCTCTATTGCCTCATACTAAAGGGGCTTGGCGTCGCGAGGTCTGGAAATATGCCGACGGAATAGCAGAATGGGACACTCTTACAGAGATCCGGTTTATCAACTTAGGCAAGGAAAAGACTATCTTTCCGACGACATTCTTAGCCGCTTGGGGCGATGAAGCACTTCAAGCAATCTCTAATATAGGGCGTGTACGTTGAATAGTTATCCACAGAAGTTATACACAGGTCTGGATAACCTGTGGACGACACGCAGGGCTAACGCTCGAGTTATCCACATACTAGCGAGTAACTTGCGCTACCTGCTACGCTCCGTACGCGCATTAGAGCCGCTTAGGCGTCTCGCTCGATTGCGTCGTTCGGTGCTTTCGGGAGTGCTATGTCTTGCGACTGCAATAGCAGGATCGAATGCAGAAGCAGTTAATAACACAGTAGAAATATACAAACTCTACGCACACACTAAACTTCTAAACTCTAAAGAATTCCATTGTGTAGATCTTCTATGGACTAAAGAATCTCAATGGAATCCTAAATCTAATAACAAACACTCAACCGCTTATGGC